AAAAGCTCCGTCTTCAACCATCTTAGGACTAAAGGTATTTTCAGTCAGGAAAAGATCTAAATAAGTGTCTAAAGTTGTAGAGCTTTCATCATGGTCATTATACCATATACTCACTAAGGTTTTTAGTCTGTCCCAGTTTTGGGTTCCTGAAGTATACGTTCCAGCTGATATATTATAATCGCTTTTACTTAATTGGCGGGGTATACAATCATTAAAAAGATTTACAGTTTCTCTATTCTTCCATAGGTGTTCAAATATAGAAGTAACGGCGTCTGATTCTCTAAGGGATGATCCATCATATAGTTTAGTTAATTCTTCAGTAACAATTGACGATGGTTCTACGGTTGTCCCCGTTAATCCTGTAGAATTTAATGCATAATACCAGGATAATGTATCCATTAGGTAAGTGTGGCATTTAGCTGAAGTATTAACGCTAGAGGTAACTAAAGAACTTACACCACTTATAAATTCAGTGGATGGGGAATTTAGTACAATATGAGGAAGTAAAGTTCCTGAGACATATGATTTAAATTCTTCTCTATTTGGGAAATCGGAGAATGAGGTATTTAATGCATTTAGAATTTTAAGTTCAAAGATATAAGGTCTTATATTAGTTAAATCATTACGTAGTACAAATCTCTGGCGAAGAGAAGATGCTTCATAATTGATAGTTGGGAATATATCTTCAATAACATCTACAACTTTTAAAATCTTCCCTAAGGTAGAGTATAAAATGTCTTCGCCGGTACCGTAGATTGAAGCATCTGTATCATGGTACAAATCGGGGGTTATAGCCTTTATTACATCAATATAATTATGTTGATGATAATTTTTATCAGCTAATCCCTGATCTCCTAATCCTCTTTTTCTTACCATTTTTTTATACGTACTTAACGTTAATTTCTACATTGTTTAACTGCAATATTTCATTAAAATTCAGTGAGATATTATTTTTAATATTATCAATCGACGAAAATCTAACTTCTGGAATATTAAAAATTTCTTTGTTTAGATCATTAACATGAAGAGTTTCCCCAAAATCCCTATTATTTAAATCGAAAAAATTCACTATATTAGCTGCAGCTTTTCTTTTAATATCTTCTTCATATATTTTATAAGGCTTATCTAAGAATAATGTACACTTTAAATCTACAGTTCTTACTAGCCCATCTACAATTGTTAACTCATCGGTTAGCATTTTATACTTATTTAAGTATTCCAATAGTTCTCTTTTATACGTAATAGATGCTCTCTCCACCTGAACTTGCGCGCCATTGACAGCCGCAGCAAATGCTACTGTATAAATATCAATCATATTTCCACCCGCTCCGGAGTTTCTAAGAACTGCGGATGCTTTTCCAGAGTGACCTGCTGTGCTTGTAAAATGATTTGCAAAGGTTGTGTAGTCTTCCCCCGTAACTGCTCGATATTGGGTTTTAAAGAAATAAGGTCCCCATTTCTTTGCGTGATCAGTAGTTTCAGAGCTTAATCCACCCGTTGCCATAGTAGGATTAACTACATCTACTGAAATTTCAGTTGAGCCTAGAGATACAGGAATTTTAACATTAATAGAGTTAGATACAATATTACCTCTATCACCTCCTCCAACTCTATAGTAAAGTGTGTACGATTTTCCTGCTGTAGGAGAAACTCCCCTTAACCCATCTCCGAAATTAATTTTTACAGAGTAATCGTCCATATAAGTTTTACTAAAAACTTTATCGGTAGAATCTGCTAAAAATAAATTCTCAATCTCATTATAGATTTCTCCGTCTGTGTGTAAAATTAAACTTCCTTCCACTACAGAAGGATCATCTATGTCAATAGTGTGAATGGTATCGGTATTAGAAAAAGTTCCAGTTTTAGCTTTAAGTAATCCTTCCAGCAGAATAAGATTTGAAAATACTTTACCAGCAGCATTTAAAGAATCAGAAAGTACGAGTTCTATAATCTCGCTATCCATGTCTACATTTCCAGTACCGTCTACTTCATACATAGTATAGTTTATAGATCCTGAATCTTTATTACTAGGGATGGAAAAAGATCTACTGAGCGCAGGGATAGAGAGAGAACTAGTATCTCCTCCAGCTGTTACAGTATCGTCATCTCCTAGAGTCAAAGTACATCCAGCTTTAGAACTAATAGGACCTCTCATCTTTACACCTATAAGTTGCAGTAGTTTTCTAAGATTTTCTGGGGACTCTACAGATGTAATATAATTTTCGTTAGCTAGCATATCTGCTTTGTAAGATAATACAGAAGCTAAGTAGGAAAATAATTCTATAAACATCATACCCATATCAGATTCCGCAAAGGTATTATAGTCATCTGGATATACTGCTTTTACATAATTAATTAAAGCAGCTTTAAATTCTGGGAATTCAGCTGCGGAGTAATCGATCTTTGTAGCCTTAGCAGTTGGGGATAATTCCCCTAAGGATAAAAAATCAGTAGTTATAGAGCCATCAAATGCGCTTGTGTTATAAATTCCTTTAAGTGTTTCTTGTACCATTATATTATTATATCTAAAATTTGAGGGTTTGATAGTTCCCCTTTAAGTTGGAACTTTAATTGTATGTATATCTTATGCCGTCCTCTGCTGCGAGGATGTGAATCCCAAGACATTTGCAGATTTAAAATTTCTACCTCTGGGTGATATTTTTCTACTGCGAAAGAGATTTCTGCCTTTAATGATGCCATTAAATCAGAGGTAAAAGGTTCAAATACAGATCTTCTTAAGGATGTTCCAAAATTAGGATTCATAACCCTTTCCCCTGGACTAGTAAGAAGTAATTGTTTTAATCCTGACATAGTAGTCTGAGCTCCGTTAGTAGCTGCGAAAAACCCTCCTGCTCCCTCTGTAACAGGAAAAGCTACACCTTTAAACGGAGTTGTTTTAGATGTTGTCAGTAGAGAAATGTCGTCGTGTATCATTATGTTTGTATGTTTTTAAAGAATCCTTTTTGACCTCTAAAATTAGTTTTAACTTCCTTAGTAGTTAGGGCTTTAGAATATACTTTGAAACTTCCTAAAAATCCATCTAAGGCGCTAGAAGCTATAGGAGTGATACTTCCTAAGGAAGGAGAATGTTGCGAAGCCGGTACTGCTCCATAGCTACTATTGGTATTATAACCTAAGAATCCAGGGTCATAACTTCCTAGGGAAGGCTTCTGTATAATAGTATCGGAGAATCCACCTCCTAAAATCCAAGGCGTAAACGCTAGACCAGGTGCGCCTGTAATAGGTCCGTTATTTCCTGAAGGTTCCCAGCTGGTCATAAATTCGGAGTTTCCTGATACGGTTAAAGACGGTATACTAATTGTTGCCTTTGTTTTCTGTAGATCGAATATATTCGATAAACCAGAGGTACTTAAAAGTTCTCCATCTACGTACATTTTTAAGTTATCAGAATCAAAATCAAATACTAGAGACATGTGTATAAAAGAACTAGATGCGTCTGTTATACTTACTCCATTTACTGTGGTACCGCTAGCAATTGTTGCACCTAATTCGGTACCGTCCTCCTTTTCTGCGATAGCTATACTATGACCTATAGCCCCACTATTAAGGTTTTGAGATACAGTAGGGAACACTCCAAACTCTAAACCACTAGGGGTAGTAATACCTCCTCTATCTCTAAACCCTATAATCATTCCATGAGTTTTAGACATGTCCATAAGTCCGGACTTCATTGTTCTAGTAGCATCTACATTTCCTTGCCTAGATTGAAAATGAGGTGCGCCACCAGAATTTTCACATCCCATAATTAATTTATATCTATGATAATCAGTAGCGCTCAAATCAGGGGTATGTACCCAATAATCAAAAGTAACACCTCCACCTTTTTCTGTAACAGGGTTAAAATACCTATTACTTGGGTAAAATAAATTATCCAATTCTTGGGTAGTACTATTAATGGATCTTCCTGCAGGTGTTATATTACTCGGTAATCTTACGTAAGAACCTCCACTTGTTTGGCAAGTTCCCGTAAGTTTTGGAATAGCTAATCCTGAAGGGAAAACGCTTTCAAGGCTAGAGGCTACTAGTTGTGCATTTAATCTTCTCCCTGCATCAGGACCTACATTATCCACATTAAATTTTACGGAAGAAGGATCTACAATTTCAGGGCTTATAAAATTATATGCAAGCAATAATCCAGATTCAGTTATGGAATTGGTTAGAGAGTGTATAAAGTTGGAAGTGCCTGAAGCAGATTTACTACCTTCGATATATGGAAATACTTCATCCTCAACTGGTGATATTGTAAAGTTTTCTAAATACGATAGAGGTTTATGATGGGATCTTAGGAATGTAGGAGTAATAGGTAAAATCGTATCATCGAGATCTTCTGAGAATATTAAAATACTTTCCTGCTGCTCTACAGTTGCGGCAGCTCCGGTTCCCCCTAAGAATGAAAAATCATTAATTGGAATTCTTTCAATGGGATGCCACTCAGGATTTTGAAGATCTCCCCTATTTTCTATTAATACTCCCGTTCCCAATCCAATATCTTTCTCAGAGCGATCAATTGTAGAATGACTATAAATATGTGGAGCAAAAATAGAAACTAATTGAAGTTGTTTTTTCCGCTTCTTAATTTTCTCATCGTACATAGAGGCTACAGCAGCTATATTGCTATAGTAATTAACTACCATTGCACTGCTTGCATCTAATCCATCAGCTATAAGTTCATCTACCTGAGCATATATATCCTCAACATGTTTATTCTTATTAGCTTCAAAAGTCTCTAAGACATCGTCTGATATATAATATTCATTCTCAGTAGTTTTTTCTGGTTCGTAATCTAGTGCGAATACATTATCTGTAATGTTTTTAAGATTTTCGGAAGTATATGCTTTTCCTTTACCTCCTAAGTTAGGAGCATAATCTAAATTCCAGGTAGAACTTGCAGCAACTATCCCTGAAACTTCAGGTATACCTCCACTAACAGAATCGTAATACAAACCGTCGTTAGATAATATAAAAGTTCCGCTTTTAGAAATTGGAGGTCCGTAAGTTAAATCAAAAATAGGTTCATCTTCCTCAAACTCAAGCTGGGTAATAGCTGCCAAATCTCCAAACTTTTCTAAGTTATCTTTATAAGGCTGGACTATATTATCTGTAATATACTTATCAAAAGATTCAACTACTTTATCTACCTGAGGGTCATTAATAGCAGTTAAGGCATTTGTATTTATTTTAGGTTCTACTAAGACCCCTAAAGCTCTATCCGATAGAACACTTTGTATAGTATTTAAATTATTTTTAGCTGCGTATGCTTTTGCCTCTAATTCTGCTAAACTAGCTTTAATAGCAGAAAGTTCAGCCCCGGACACAGCCTCTTCGGAATCTGCTAAAACTGTTGAAAGTAAGGACCCCATTAATCCTGCCATACTTGCTGCATCGGTAGAAGATGTTCCTGCTTCTTCAGGATTCTCTATTACATTATCAATATCATTATCGACTGCTGCTTGAGTAACAGCTGTCATACCCGCTATAGGTCCGATTGCCTTACCTATTGAACCTCCTACTTTTTCAGAGGATACTGTAGACTCTACAGGTACTCTACCTTGAGTTGGAAGATATTTTACAGAGGTTCCGGAAAGTTTTTTAGCTCTTGTCTTTAAACCTGAAGCTTTAGCGGATATACCTGTAAGTATAGTTGACATGTAATTAGCCAGAGACGTTAAGGAGGTAGAAGGCATAGAAGCTGCTTCTTCCGCATTAAAAGATGGGATATCCGGAACAGAGTCGTTTACGGGTGGGATGCTGAAATTCATAGGTTAGTAAGTTCCTGCGGCTAGTGCTGAAAATACGGTCTGAACGTCTACTACAGTAGTAGCGTCTACGTCGTCATCAAAGAATTCGGTGACAGTGACGGTTGGCTTAAATATATCTCCAGAATCAACTGAGGTTGGTTTTAAGGTTAATACGTCATTAGGCTTCAAATGCATAGGTATATCTAGAACTGAGAGCGCTGTTGATTTGGGTATAACTACTTGTTTTAAAAGTACAGCATACGCCGATCCATCATAATTCCAATCTTGGGATCTTATGTTAACACCATCCCCAAAGTAATTTATATTACTTGCATACTTTTTCTCATACTCTATTCTTGCTATAGTACACGTATGTTGAGTAGTAGAACTATCGTTAGCTATTTGAATACCTTCTACCCTGCATCCTAATGCGTTAGGATTTACAGCGTATATAGGAAATATAGCTGCAGTAGCACTAGGTGCAAAGGATACGGTTAAGGTTTTCTGTTTCATTGGGTTTTACTATATATACTTAACCTATAGTTACGGTTGAGTTGGGGGTTGAGGTTATCTTTGCTGATGCGTGAGGAGGGTCACCGTGACTAGCTATTGAGTCACCTTTTAATAGCACAGCCTTGCCTCCAATTGTTACTGTTGATTGAGATGCAGATACAGCACCTCCGGCTGTATCACCAGCAACTCCTACAGACTTACCTCCTATATCTACGTTAGCCGCTGCTGACAGTGTATGACCACAGCTTGCTACCGATCCTTTTACAGCGATATCAGTCATTAGTTTAAGGATATCCCGGCAGGACCATTTACGTCTACTGTGTTATCAGCATCAATAGTTATGTTAGGAGCTGATAATGTCATATCTCCATCTGATGTAATATCAGTGGTT